TGCTAAAGGAAGGGATATGACAATTGCAATACTTGCATCGGTTAAATCAAGGAAAGGGAGGCCAGCATTAAATATTGTATCAGTTTATTCAATAGACGCTAATGGAGTAATGATAAAATATAGTTCATTAACGGAAGCTTCAAAGCAAACAGGAATTTTAGTAACATCAATTTGTAATAATCTAAAAAATAAATCTAAAACAGCAGGAGGACTAATATGGCATTATCAGCAGCAGATTTACGAATAGGTAATATTTTCCATTGGGAGTCAACACAAAATATTGACATTGTAAAAGATATTGTTACTTACAATAAAAGAGTAACTAAGATAAATAATGTTTCAATTTTTGATTGTAAACCGATCTTATTAACCGAAGACTGGCTTTTGAAGTTTGGATTTGAATTAAGAGACGGTAAATATTACAAAGGGAAATATCTTATAGAAGATGGCATCTCGCAATATTTCAATAATGGGTATTCGTTTAGGATAACTATTGATAATCAAAATTCAACTCATGCAAGTTCTGTAAAATATGTCCATCAACTTCAGAATCTTTATTTTGCTTTAACCGGTCAAGAACTTGAATTAAAATAGATTTGCATATCATATTTAAGTTGATTAATTTTGTATGAGTTCATTGAAAATATTGTTACCAGAGGCTTAAAGAAGATTTTGTTTGGACATGGGTTCGAATCCCATCGAGTCCACTACTGGGGCTAATAAAGATCACTTTTATAAGACGGTGATTTATCGCGCATAAGGAATAATTATTAGTCCCTCGCCTTATTAAATAAAGGGCTCGTTTGGTTTTGACAGCAAAGGAAAGTATAAGCCAACGAAGGTAATGATAACGCCAAAATAAACGGCAAAACAATCGAAATGTATAATCCATCGCTTAGAGCAGTGGCTTAGACCGTTAAGAGGGAACGAAATCCCTCAACTAAAGTTCTTTAAACGAAAATATAACGCCGCCGGGGCAAAATGCGTAGACCTAAAGAGTCGAAGGCCTTGAAAGAGGAAATCCGGAATAGAGATGATGAATGGTGCCCCTGATTACCAGAGAGCGAAAAGTCAGGGGCTTTTTTTAAAACGAATGTTCATTGACAAAAATATTTCAAAGGGTATCATTCAGTTGATTACTAAATGAGAGAATATGAACAAAACAGGATTAAAAGTTAGACCGTCTTAACCTGTCCGGGCAGTAGGTATAAAAATTGAATAATGAATAATTTGCAAATAAAACATTATTTGGTTTGAAAAAGAGTGAATCGACTCTACTTACTGCCTGAGTTGATGGTGGATTAATAATTTAAATTATGTCACAAGTAAAAGAAAATATATTCTATGACTCCCCGCCTGAGAAAGCTTGGTTCCTGACTTTTGAAGCCCTGTACATTAAAAACAGGGATCATAGGAGAATACTAAACATGCAGCCGGAAATAAAACAGACTAAAAAATACGTTGATATTATATTTAACATTAAAATACTCAGTAATTAATGGCTACAACTATTTACATAATCTCAGCGATCATAATTGTTCTGGCTATTGTCGCTTTGCCGGGTAAAAGAAAGAAGTAATGGGAGAAAGCAAACCTAAAAAGAAGCCGCTTACTCAAAAGCAAAAAAAATTCTGTCGTGAATATATATACGATTGGAATGCAACGCGGTCGTATAAAGAGGCATACAAAGGAGTAAAAAACGATAATGTTGCCAAAGCAGCAGCGAGCAGGCTGTTAACTAATGTTAACGTTCAATCGTATATAGTTGATATTCAGAAGGATTTAGAAAAACTTGCAGGAATTAGCCGAATGAAGGTCATTTCAGAACATATGAAAATGGCCTTTTCTTCAATAGCGCATCTTCATAATACATGGATACAGAGAAAAGATTTTGAATCATTAACAGACGAGCAAAAGGATTGCATCGCTGAGATTGACACTAAGATCAAAATAGAATATGAATATGATCCCGAAAATCCTAAAGAGAAAAAACCTATCCAAGTCGAATATATTAAGATTAAGCTTTATGATAAACAAAAAGCATTAGACTCAATTTCTAAGATGCTTGGATATGATGCACCAATTAAAACTGAGCTCACCGGCAAGGACGGGAAGGATTTAATACCCGTTGATCCATTTAAACAAATAAGGGAAAATGCAGGATTAAATGATTCCGACAAAAAAACAGCAGTTAGCTATTAGTTATTTAACTGATGATACAACTGAATTTATTGGTTACGGTGGCGCGGCTGGTGGTGGCAAAACTATACTTGGTTGTTATTGGTTAATGCAAATGGGATATTATGCATATGGAACAAAGTATTTTATCGGTAGGGATTCCTTAAAAGATACTCGCGAATCTGTTTTACATACTTGGTCGTTTTTGGCTAATTCGATTAAGTTTACAGATTTTCATTACGGGGACAATCATATATTTTTTAATAATGGGTCTGAAATTGAATTTTTAGACCTTTCATTTTATCCTCAGAAAGATCCGCTTTACGAGAGATTTGGTTCAAAAGAATATACAGCTGGATGGATTGAGGAAGCGGGGGGAGTTCATAATATGGCCTTTGAGGTTTTAAAATCAAGAATAGGAAGATGGAGAAATGAAGAATATAATATAAAGAAAAAAATACTTTGCACGTTTAATCCTAAAAAGAACTGGATTGATACTACGTTTTACAGGCCGTTTGTAAAAAATCAGGAAGAAGCGAATACAAAATTCATTTATGCTTTACCGATTGATAATCCTCATTTGCCAAAAGACTACCTCGCAACACTTTCTTTAATAAAAGACAAGGCAACAAGGGAAAGGTTACTAAATGGTAATTTTGATTATGACGATGATCCGAACACTTTGATTGATTATGATACAATCTTAAATATGTTTTCAAATATACATATTAAGCCAGGTATTAAGTATATTATTGCTGACATTGCCAGATATGGGAGTGATCGGGCTATTTTAACTGTTTGGAACGATCTGATTTTGATTGATTATTTAACTTTTGATATTTCTTCAACGGTTGTTTTACAAAATGCCATCACGGCATTAAGGATGAAGCATGAAGTATCGTTGTCTAATGTATTGGTTGACGAAGATGGGATCGGGGGGGGTATTGTGGATAATCTCAGATGTAAAGGATTTTTAAATAATGGGAAACCTGTAAATCCAAATTACCAGAATTTAAAATCAGAGTGTGGTTATAAATTAGCAGAAAATGCTAATAGAATTTATATTAAATGTGAGTTACCTGATAAGGAAATAGACATGATCAAACAGGAATTAGCCATGTTAAAGACTTATGATGCTGATAAGGATGGGAAACTCAGAATACTACCAAAAGAAAAGATTAAAGAAAACATAGGACGTTCCCCTGACTGGTTAGATTGTTTTATCATGCGAATGTTTTATGTGAAGATTAATAAAAAAACAACTGATTTAAATAGTTTAGTAGGTCGTATATAATTATAATTGTTTATTTTTACAAAAAAATACCATGACAGCAATTGAAACCATACAATCAGGGGATCTTAAAGCAATTGAAAAGCTATTCACCCGCCAAGTTGATACCGGAGTTCAGGCAGAAGCAATAAAACAATATAACGTAGACACTCATGATATCTTCGATAAAACAATCCGGCCACTTCGTAAGGTAAAAAGAGACACCGGCAAAAAAGATGCAAAAAGTGATGTTATTTGGCAAGACGTTTATATTGATGTTGTGCGTGTTGGCATTCCGTGGCAGAACATAATCACAGAACGCAGAGTCGGATTCACCCTTTCATCTCCGGTTAAGACGGATGTTATTTGGGATACCGAAAGCGAAAAGGAGAAGCAACTTGTTAAATTAGTTGAACGAATCCAAAATGATAACAAGATGGATTATAAGAACAAAGAGATACTCCGTCGCAAGTTATCAGAACTGGAAGTCGCTGTAATATGGTATTATGTTGTTACAGAAGATCCGAAGCAGAAGTTCACTTTAAACTGTAAGATTGTTTCCCCGGAACTTGGTGATACGCTTTATCCTCTCTTTGATGTAAATGGTACTATGATTTCTTTTCGTAGGGACTATAAGCTCTCTGATGGAGGGAATATGATAGAACACTCTGATATTTATACTTCAGAATTTGAATATAAATACATTAAAAAAGAAGGTTCATGGATTCTCGACCCAGATGCAAAGGCAAAGTCTATTGAGACAGGAGACTATGTTCCGGCTAATCCTGTTCCAAATCCTGCTAAAAAGATTCTTGTCGAATACTATAATCAAAAGAAACCAGTCTGGCATAACGTTCAACCATTAATTTACAGGCATGAAACTATTACATCGAATCATGGGGCCATGAATGATAAGTTCGGAGCTCCTATATTTGTTGTGAGCGGTGAAATACAAGGAGAAATCATAGATAATGCACAAGGCAGCTTGCTTCAATTAGCAAATGAAGCAACGGCTAATTACGCTCAATTGGCCTCAGAACCAGAATCAATAAAACTCGAACAGACGAATCTTGAAAAATTCATCTATGCAATGAGCCAGACTCCTGATATTTCTTTTGATCAGATGATGACAATAGGCCAGATGTCAGGATTTGCAGCAGAGATGATTTTTGGTGACCCACACATGGCGGTTCGTATGGAAGAAGAAACGTTCGGATTAGGACTTCAAAGGCGGTTAAATATCATCAAGGCAGCCATAGCGGCACTCATAGACACTTCGCTCGCAAATGAAGCTAAGGTAGTTCAACTGAAACCAGTCATAACGCCTTATCTTCCTCAGAATGTTACAGAACAAATTGAGAATATCACAGTCGCAAAAACAGGTGGAGTTATTTCAACAGAGACAGCACTTGAACAGAACCCCTTAGTAAAAGATACTAAAGTGGAGTTAGAACGCATGAAGTCGGACGCTACCGCGGAACTTTCAGGGACAGAAAATCAAGAATAACTTAATAATATTAAAATTTATGGCAGAGATACTTTTTTTGACCGTCGAAAATGGAGATACTTGTTCGTTCTACCGCAGTGCGGGGGTTTTAAAAGACCTTCGCAGGAAAACAAAACATAACATCACACTCGTTCAAATGAATCAGGCTCCGATAAACTGGTCATTCTTAACTCAGTTTGATTTAGTTTTTCATCAAAGAGCGTTCTCAAAAGAATCTTTAAATATTTGCGGATATATTAAACAGTGCGGGATAAAACTCTGGCTTGATTATGACGATAACCTTTTTGCGCTCAATCCTGAGAATCCGACTTATTCACTTTATAACAATCCTGAAATTCAGAATAACATCAAAGCAATGTTAAAACTTGCTGATGCCGTTAGTGTTCCTACTGAATATCTCAGACAGGCATATAGCGAGTTTAATAAGAATATCCATATAATTCCAAATGCTTTAAATGATCTGCTTTTTAAACGTCCCGAACTGCCAAAGCGGACTAATAATATAATATGGCGTGGCCCGGAAGCTCATATTTTCGATCTGATGAGTTTTAGTAAGGAAATAAATGAAGCCACAAAAGAATTTCCGGAATGGCGTTTCATGTTTGCCGGATTCTCCCCCTGGTTCCTCTCGAATACAAACAATAAAGGACATATCCCTTCAATGGAGATTGTTGTGTACATGAAAACTCTTTTTGATATGGCTCCATCGTGCCTGCACGTTCCGCTACATGACAATATGTTCAATAGATGCAAAAGCAATATCGCATATATTGAAGCAAGTTATTTCGGTGCAGTTTGCATTACTCCTGCATGGTGGAACGCTCCCGGATCATTACCTTATAAAGATGGTGCAAGTTATTACGAAGCTATCAGATCGATTCTATCAGGCGAAACTGATAAAGCTAAACTGAACAAAGAAGCATGGGAGTATATCTGTGATGTTCTGCTTTTGTCAAAGGTGAATAATCAAAGGATTGATTTAATTAATTCCTTACTTTAGTTGTTTATTCAAAATATTGTTTAATTTTGTAGTGCAGCAAACGCATCTTAATGGAACAAATCACAAAAATACTGACCCTGAGTAAATATAACGCCGAAGTTCCATTCGGGTTTGCCGTTTTATTGAAAGGGGTCTTTGTAATATACGAGTTATGAAGTTTAGTATCATTATGGCCTCCCTGCTTTCCGATTACCCCGGAAGTGCAACCGGCAAAGACAAAAAACTCATCCGGGCTGTTGAATCTGTTTTAAAACAGACCTATCAGAACTTTGAATTAATCATAATAGCTGATGGATGTGACTTAACAGAATTTGTTATTAAACACAATTTCACAGATAAACGGATTAATCTTCTAAGGGTTGAACGCAAAGAATTATGGTCTAATACTGCACGTAACGCAGGTATTGAGGCCGCAAAAGGTAAGTACATCATCTATATTGACAATGATGACAAGTATGGCCCGGATCATTTGCGAATCATCAGCGATCAATTGACAGATGAAGACTGGGTTTATTATAATGACTTCAGATGGTCAGGTATAGAGTTTATTGAGCGACAAATTGACGTTGCTTTGTATGGTCATTGCGGAACCTCGAATATCTGCCATGCTTCACGGCTTAAACTGAAATGGGAGAAAGCCGGTTATGGTCACGACTATATGTTCATTCAGCAACTTCGTAAGTTTGAAGGTAAAAAGATTACTACACCGGAATATTTTGTTTGTCATGAAATATAAAGCATTAATCATAATTTACAACCGTCTGAATCTGCCCGTCAAAATAGCAGACTTCCTTTTCGCTCATGGAATCGATCCTGTCTTTGTTGATAATAACTCTGATTACCCGCCATTACTCGAATACTACAAAACAACTAAATTTCAGGTTATAAGGATGGATCAGAATTACGGTTATAAAGTTGTTTGGGAACGTGATATTTTAGGTATGTTAGGAATTACAGGCAATTACATTGTAACCGATCCTGATTTGGACTTAACAGGCATCCCGGATGACTTTCTGAGTGTTTTGGAAGAAGGGCTAAGACATTACCCTCAGTATGACAAATGCGGTTTTTCACTTGAGATAAAAGACCTGCCGAAAACTCCTTTTTGTCCTCTTGACTGGGAAATTCAATTCTGGCAGAATCCGCTTGACGGTAGGTATTATGATGCTCCTGTGGATACTACATTTGCCCTTTACAAAGTACCGTATCATTCAACTAAAGGAATTAGAACTAATAGACCATACACCTGTCGGCACGTTCCGTGGTACTACTTTAAATTTAAGGACATGCCAGAGGACGAGCAATATTACTTCAAAACCACGAAAGAATCACATAGCATGGGAGGGATATTTACAAATAAATGCGTTAATTGTGGCAAGGAATTTAAGGGAAGTGTAAAATTTGATGTTTGTCCATCTTGTTATATTTAGAATCATGATTACAATATTAATGACCTACATTAACCGCCCGGAATCCTTAAAATGGACTCTGAAATCATTTCTTAAATACGATCCAAAGGATTTTAATGTGATTATAGTTGACGACAACAGCAAAGAAGATATTGTACTTCCTGATTTGCCTTATAAGGTCAAAGTGATTAAGTTCACCCGTGAGCCGTGGGTTCATAAATACGTTGGAATTCTTAACATGGGATTTTATTTTGCAGTCCAGGAAAATCCCGACATTATCATAATGCAGCATTCGGAGTGCTATCACCAGGGAGATATTTTGAGCTATGCAAAAAAGGTAACTGACGAAACATATATCTCATTCGGCTGTTATTCTTTGGGCAAAGACGAAACACCAGGATCATTTGAGATACTTAACCGGCCATGTACTCAGGACGGGCAAAGATCATGGTATAACCATCCTGAAATACGGCCTGTGGGTTATAACTTCTGTTCTGCTATCACAACTAAGAGTTTAATTAAGTTAAATGGTTTTGATGAGCGATTTAAAGACGGTTGCGCCTATGAAGATAATTATTTCCTTCATCAGATTACAATGTTAGGCTTAAAGATTGAAGTTACTGCTGATCCGTTCGTATTACATCAATATCATTCTCTTGCATGGGATCCTTCAAAATGGGGGATTAATCAGAGAGTATTTGAAACATTAAGGCAAGGCAAAGAATACAGAGCGAAACATTTATTAACACCTGATTTATGATACTCCCCCGTAATATAGAATCTTTAGTCGGTAATCACGTTGCGCCATATCTTTACAGTTCTGTTAACTTCAAACCGGGTGAAACTATCATCCCTTATTCCGGGCCATATTGGGACAATAAAGAAAGCGAAGCAGCGATAAATACCTTTCTTAACGGGAAATGGATTTCATCCGGGGAGAATGTTCATAATTTTGAAAAGGAATTCAGCAAGCGATTTAATACCGGTTATTCTTTAATGGTTAATTCCGGGTCGTCAGCTAATTTAGTGATGATTGCTGCGCTTAAAAAGTATTATAATTGGCAGGATGATGATGAGATAATTCTTTCCCCCGTTGGATTCCCGACAACTATATCGGTACTATATCAAAACAGGCTTAAACCGGTATTTGTGGATATTGAATGGGATACACTTAATTTTAATTTAGATCAAATTGAATCAAAGATAAGATGGAATACAAAGGCAATATTTTTAAGCCCCGTACTTGGTGATCCGCCGGACATTGATCGTCTTTTGTATCTATGTGAGATGTATAATCTAAAATTGATTTTAGACAATTGCGATTCTTTAGGCACAAAATGGAATGGAAAGCATCTGAATGAATATTGTATTGCTTCATCATGTTCTTTTTATGCAGCTCATACAATAAGTACAGGAGAGGGGGGGATGGTATGTACTAATGATGCAAAACTAATGAAGATTATGTCAAGTATTTCCCATTGGGGACGTGATTGTACTTGTGTTGGTGCTGATAATATGTCTTTAAAAGGTTCATGCGGCCACAGGTTTGGCAAATGGCTTGATGCTTACGATGGAATAGTCGATCATAAGTATGTCTTTGGGAATATGGGATACAATCTTAAACCTCTTGATCTTCAGGGAGCGATAGGACTGGTTCAACTTGAAAAATTTACAGAAATTGAAGCCAAAAGGAAGCACTCAAGGGCAGTAATAGAAAAGATTGTTTGTAAGATTCCCGGAGTACGAGGAGTCCAAACTTTAAATAATGCTGATGTTTGTTGGTTTGGCACTCCATTTATTTGCGAAGATGGATTAAAACATAAACTTGTGGCGCACCTTGAAAAACATTTAATTCAGACCCGTAATTATTTTACTGGTAATATTCTAATGCACCCCGGATATGCCTTTATAGATGATTACAGGAATTATCCAGAAGCAAACAAGGTGCTTGATAAAGTGTTTTTTGTTGGGGCGTCTCCAAGTTATTCTGAGGTTGTTTTTAATTATATTAAAGATGTTATAAAAAAGTTTTAATATGAACTACTATATTTCAGGGCAATCGGGTTTTTTAGGAACTGCAATAACCAAATACCTCAAAGGAGAATCTGTTTTCTCAATTCCTAGATCCCAACCCATTGAAGGATTGATGCAATTATTCTATTTAAATAATCCTGATGTTATTATTCATCTCGCAACATATGGGAACCAGTATTATCAAAAAGATTTTTTAGAAGTTGTTAATGCCAATATACTCGGTACTTATAGGTTATTGGAAGCTGCAAAAGAATTTAATTATAAGACATTTTACAACCTTTCGACCTCATCCGTTACTTT